GCCACGACCAAAGGTAACGGTAATGTCATTTTTAATAACATCACCTAGACCGTTGTTACGAAGCCATGTAAAAGCTGCTCCCTGTTGATCTTTAGGAATAGAAGCGCCATAGATTTTTTTGATCTCTACTTGCTCGCCATCTTTCAGCTTTAATTTTGTAATCTGCATGTCATCCATCATTGCAGGTATCTCTACAGATGAAACTACTCTTGCTTTCTCTTTTAATTTTTTAAGAGACTCTTCAGCATTTGCGATCTCATCTTCTAAATCTTTTAGTTCTAAAACTTTGTCAGATAATCGTTTAGCAGAATCTATCTGCTCAACGGATTGCATCCTATCTTTTTCAAAATCAATTGTCATAACTTTCTCGTTTATTTATATATAGGTTAATAATATATATGTCAACCCTTTGTATATAAATTTATTTCAACTGGATAATATCTTCTTTCTTGTTTGTCCCATTTTAATAGGTTGTATTTTCCATTTGTAATATCTGATACTATAGAACAAGCAACACCAATTATGGCAGGATCGCCTGTAAGTAGTAAATAATCTTTAGTAGTGTATTCTTTTAATTTTTGTCTAAGTGTAGTGATGACATAATTAGGACTTAATATAATTTGTGAGTTTTCTGGTAATAAGACTTTTAGTTGTCCAAATTGTGTTGCTCCTATGATATTAATTTTAGGCGTACCAACTTTAGTCCCTGGTATATCTTGAATAACATATACGATTGAACTTTTATCTGTATTTTTTATTTTCTCGTAATCGACCATAAATACTTTCTTGACATGTTGTATCACATAATATATACGCTTTCAATAGAAAGTAAAAACATATTATGCATTACAAATATAAAAGCAAGCCTTTTGCTCATCAAGATAAGGCTCTTCAAATGTCTTGGGACAAAGAAGTCTTCGCATATTTTATGGAGATGGGTACAGGCAAGTCAAAAGTATTAATTGATAACATTGCTATGCTTTATAACGCAGGCAGGATCAATGGTGCTTTGATTGTTGCACCAAAGGGTGTGTATAAAAATTGGTATGATCAAGAGATACCAAATCACATGCCTGATTATGTGCCTAAAAAAATGGGTCTTTGGAGAACAGATCCCAATGCAAAAGATTTAAAACCTATGTTTTCTACTGGCGCAGAACTTCACATATTAATTATGAATGTAGAAGCCTTTTCTACTAAAAAAGGGCTGCAGTTTGCACACAAATTTTTAAGTAGTCATGACGCTTTGATGGGTGTGGACGAGTCTACAACTATAAAAAATCCTAGTGCAAAAAGAACTAAAAATATTTTATCATTACGATCTCTTACAAAGTATAGAAGAATACTTACAGGATCTCCCGTAACTAAATCACCTTTAGATTTATTTTCACAATGTAATTTTTTAGATCCCTGGTTACTAGATCAGTCTTCTTATTATTCTTTTAGAACGCGATATGCTATATGCAGAAAGATACAAGTTCATGGTAGACAAGTTGAGATTGTGGTTGGATACAGAAATTTAGGTGAGTTATCAGAAAAAATAAAACCTTTTTCTGATCGTGTGTTAAAAGATGATTGTTTAGATTTACCAAAAAAAACATATTTAAAACGCACTATTGAGTTATCTGATGATCAAAAGAAAGTTTACAAACAAATGAAACAAGAGGCACTTGCAGTGTTAAATGGTAAAATGGTTACGTCTGCAACAGTTATTACACAACTAATGAGACTACATCAAATAACATGTGGTCACTTCACATCAGATGATGGAACAATACAAGAAATAAAAAATAATCGTATACCACAACTTATGGACATACTAGAAGAAGTAGAAGGCAAAGCTGTTATATGGGCTCATTATAGATATGACATAGAAAAAATAGTAGAAGCTATATCAAAAAAATATGGAAACAATTCTGTAGTTACATATTATGGAGACACAACTACAGATGAAAGAGCAGCAGCTATAAGAAAAATACAAGATCCAGAATCACCAGTTAGATTTATAGTTGGTACACCACAGACAGGTGGTTATGGTATTACACTTACAGGTGCATCAACAATGATTTATTATTCTAATGGTTATGATTTAGAAAAACGTCAACAATCAGAAGCTAGAATAGATAGAATAGGACAAGAGAAACCTATGACGTATATTGATATTATGGCGGAGGATACGGTTGATATGAAGATAGTGAAATCTTTACGACAAAAAGTTAATATAGCTACAGAGATAATGGGTGAAGAATTAAAAGACTGGATTTAATTCATAAATAAATTAAATAAACCAACTAAAGTTAAGATAGTTGTAAATGCACCACCTATAACCCAATAAATTACTTTATCTGTTTTTGATTCTAATTTTCCTACATCTGCATGTAAGTGATCTATCTGTCTTTTAAAACCTTGAACATACCCATACAAAGATACTAAGTGTTCGCCAGTTGTCTTTGGTGGTTTTCCGTTAGGCATTAGAATGATCCCTCGTAAGATGCTGCTGTTCCTGGATCAGAGTATTCACTAAAACCTGTATCACCTATTGAACTTAAGTCACTATCACTAACAGACTGACCAGTTCCTGTTGTAACACCTCTACTCATATCTGTGTCTCCAATGTTTCGCACAGGAATATTAGGTGCTGGTTTAAATCTATCAATTAAACTTGTAACACCTTCTCTAATTTTAGGAGAAAATAATCCAAACAAAGCTCCAACTGGACCTCCTAATAAAGCACCAAGCCCAACTCTAGCAGCTGGATTTTCTTCTAAAAAACCTAAACTTCTTTGAAAAATGTTCTGCGGTTGAAATCTAGTAACATCTTCTATGTCCGCATCTCCACCCTCTGTTTCTAAAAATCTTGCTATTGATTCTTGTTCTGTAAGTTGAGGATTAATATTTATATCTGCTATACCACCAAATCTAGGTGCAAAATTTTCAAATCTATTTGTAAAAATACCACCACCACTTGGAACTTCTATTGGTAATCTTTCCTCACTAAAACGTTGATTACTATCATAGATATCAGCTTGTTCTTTTTGTAGTTGTTCTACGTTTGCTAGTATTTGTGCTAATGACATTATGCTAATCCTCTGTTACGGAGTCTAATCATCTTCTCCTCTTCCGATAATAACGCTTGTTCAGCAGGTGTCAAGCCAGTTTGCATCGCGTTGGGCGCCTGCACAATGGCAGCATTAGGCTGTGGTTGCACAGGTAATGGCACCCTAGATTGTGGCTCTGGTTTTGGTAAATAATCTTCTAATTTAAAATTCCATGGTTGATTAAGACGTTGTTCTTGAAAATCTTCATACATTCTAAGAATTGTTCCTTCTGCTTGACTATAAAAATTTTGCCCTGTCTTTTCTTCTATTTCCATTAAAGATTTACGTATGTCTTTACTAGGAAAGTATGGCCTAAACTGTCCTTCTTGTATAAATCGATAGTTTTTCTTTTGATTTCTATCTATAAAAACTTTACCTATTTCACTTTCAGACATACCTAAAATTTCTGCGCTTTTTATTTTATTTCTTATATTTTTATTAACATCAAACATAGCTTTATTAGCAACAAAAAATCTTTCTATTACTTCTTCTTTTGATTTATTAGGTCTAATTACTCCCTCTCTACCTCCAGTAAATTCTTTTCTAGAATTACGAATACCTGCATTAAAATCATTTATTGCAAACTCAAGAGCTGCTTCTGGTTTTACAGGTATTAATCTAAAACCAAATACACCTGCAAGAGATTTATCTATTTCTATGACATCACCATTTCTATCTGGTTTACCTGTTGCAGAATCAATGACTCTTACAAATTGTTTATATTGTGGTAGTTGTGATTCAACAACGTGTTTTAACATTCTGTCATATCGTTCGTTTCTAGGTGTATTATCTGTATATAAAACAACGCCATCTTTTGTTCTACCACCTCTGGCTACAATATCTCCAATGGCTTCTGTAAAAATAGACTCACCAATAAACGGGTTAGCTGTTTCTGCCATGGCTTCTACAAGTCCTTCATAAAAACCTTTTGCTAAAACTTCTTCATCTTCAATGCCTTGCTGTATACTCTGTAATACAGTTGTAAAAGGTCTTGATACGGTGTCATAAACATTGTTGTGACTCCAATCACTATAAAATAACTCTCCCGTGTCAGGATCTTTTACAAATATAAGCTGTGAATTTTTTGACCATGGTGCAACACCTAAGTCTCTCGCTGCTGTTGCCTCCTTATCAGACACACCAAAGATAGCTTTTGATCCTTGTACAATACCATATGGTATAACTGTGAATGCAGCAGTTGCTCCTGCAGCTCTAGATAAACCAATACCTTTCATAGGATTTGTGCTCTTAAAATAATTTAAACTACCTGTCACAGGATCTCTTATATCTTTTAATATTTGTTCAAAGATACCACCACTAGTTCTAAATACTTCTGATGGCCAAGACATAAAATTACCAAAAGGTGTAACACGCATTGTTCTTACAAAGTCACCAACATATGCATAGTTTGGTATTGTATTTCTTACAATGTCAGCGGCCTCTTCTTTTAATGCTTGTGGTGTAACTTTTATACCTGCTTTTTTATAAGCGTCTGCTCTTCTAAGTTTTTCTGTTTCATACATTGTAATTTTCCAAAAATCATCTTCAGCTATGTAAGCGTCTTGCATAACTTGACCAGCTTTTCTAGCTTTTCTCAATGCACCTTCACCCACTCTACCTAAAGCTCTTGCCATGGGTTTTAAAACAGAGTCTGTTGCAATGTTACCTGATTCAAATATTTTAGCATCACGCATTAGATTTTTAAGATCACCCATTCTTACGTTAGAATTTGTAACTCCAAGCTCTAATAATTCTCTGTAATACTCCATAGCTTTTGGATCTCTTAAACCTAAATTTAAACTCTTTCTTGCTTGGTTAAAACCTCTTATCATGTAGACAGGATTTGTTAGTGCACCGTTTGCTAATGCAAATGCAGAAGAAGATAAAAAGTTTCTAAAATGTGTAGGTATAGATAATACTGTTTTTGCGTACTGTGATACAGCCTTTGGTGTTAAAAATAAATTTCTATACATACCAGACGCTGTTCTAGCTGCAAAATTACCTGTTTCACCTCTCATCCACTCTGATACTTTTGATGCATTACTAAAAGCCTCTGCTATTTCTTTTGACGTATATTGACCTTGTAATCTATTTATTAATACGCCATCTTGAAAAAATTCTTTTACGTAAGGGTCTATCTTTACAATTTCTGTATTCGGTAAAGCTTTTCTAGCATCTAAAGGAGTTGAGAAAAAAAAACCTCTTTGACCCGGAGGTGTTGCAAGTGTTGCTGCATCTTTTAATCTTTCATCTACATCTAATATCTCATCAAATAATTGGTTTTTTCTAGCTATCATACCTAGTCTACCCACGCCCTCATAAATAGAATATCTAGCGTCTTCTATCTCACCAAATAATTCTCTAAATACTTTACTACCCTTACCTATGACTTTTAATTCTTTTGATCCATCTGGTAATTCTTTTGTTAAAGTTTGTGCAAATGTTTTTATATTTGTAGGTGTATCTGCACCTTGTGTTAAATTATCAAACTCAAACGTAGGAAGTTTACTTTTTGGATTGTATTGTTTTGCTTGTCTTAAAATATCAGTAACTATTTGTTCTGCAGTTTCATCTGTTATGGGGTTTTTATTTTTAGCTGCGTATCTTTTAAATAATTCTTTTGCATTTTCTACAGCTTCTTCTGCAGGTTTATATCTTTGATAAAAACCAAAATCTTGATTTTGAAATATTCTATATGTTGTACCAATAAATTGTTTTACTCTGTCACCCATTAGTTCTCGTAGATTTGTTTGTAGCTTTTTACCTGGCGCTGCTTTCATACCCACTGGTCCTTGAGCTGTGATATCCATAAGGTCACTAAATTTTTGTCTAACTTTTGTTGCTGCTTCAAGAATGTTATTTACATTTTCTGCTTTTGCACCTTGTTTTTTAGCAGATTTAGCAAAAGCGTTTACAGCCTGATTAGGTATACTTTTTTTTAAATCACCCTCAAACATAAGGTCGTTTATTTCTTTAAAAAATTTACCTCTGTTTTCATCATTTGTTTTATTTAAAAAATTTTTAAGCGTGGGAAACATTTGATTTACTTCTTTATCAATACGTTTTACTTGCTCCATAGCAAAGTTTGTATCTGCCATCTGTCTACCTTTTTCTGTTCTCTTTGCTAAAAATAATTCTTGAGGTTTTGCGCCTCTAGGTCTAAATGCAGATCCTATTTTATCAAAAAGTCTTATTAGTTTATCATTACTAAAAGCTAATTCTTTACCACGTTTTCCTAGCTCCCTTAGTGCAACACCTGTACCAAACACCAATCCTGTTAAAGGTATAGACTCAGCGCTAAATTTTACTCTATTTAATAATTTTCTTGCAGCATCTTTTTGTGGATCTGCTTGCACATCTCTATCTAGTTCTGTTGGACCAGCTTCAAATACATCTCCAATAGTTCCTATGTCTTCTACATCACCAACTAAAGTTTCTCCTGCTGCGCCACCTAAAGCTACTGCGGTTATATTCTGACCTGTAGTTAGTTTTAATTGTTTTGCTTTCTTTAAACCTTTTTGTAAATTTTTTGCTTTTGGATTTAAATATGTTCCTGCTTTTCTTGCACGTAAAGCTTTTAATGCCGCCTTTCTTGCAAGTGTTGCAGCAGCTGTGGCTGGCACACCTATTTGCACTAATGTTTGAGTGATTCTACCTGCAGCTGTTTTTTCAGCAGTCTCCTCAAATATATTTATTTTATCAAAAACTTGTTCTACTCTTGCTGCAGCATCTGTAGTTATACCTGCTACATCCATAAGTTCTGCACCTAATGAAAATATACCCTCAGGCACTTTAATAATACCTGATGCAATACCTGCCATTGCACCTTGTATTTGACTTATTTCGTTATCATCTGATGCAGGTGGTTGTAGTGTTTCTACTTCTTCCGCAAGTTGTTCAACTTCATCTAACTCTTTAATAGGATCGTCGTATATTACAGTTCCTTTAGGAAATTTTTGTGAGGACATTTTAGTCCTCCGTTATTTCTTTCAGAGTCATCTGATCAATCGGCTCCGTTCTTGTAGGCTCTTTTTTTACTATAACAAATTTTCTCGTAAACGGATGTAAAAGTATGTCACCCTCATCTTGACCTTCTAAAAACGATCTACTTAGTCTTGTTTTATCTGAAGGGTCTGGTAACGCTATTCCTCTATATTTAGCTCCTAGTAAGTTTTGACCTCTTATATCTTCTCTTGATAACGCACCTGCGTTAAACACATCTTTTGAACTCATTGCACTTCCACCTAATAAATCCAACATTTGTTTTATTCTGGCTGCATCAGTCCCGGACTCAAATTGTTTAGTTTTAAATTTTGCGTCTACAGCTCTGTCTGCAATATCTTTTTTAATACCAAGCTCAAGACCTTTCATAGCTCCAGCTACACCTAAACTTTTACCTGCTGTTCTTTGTTTTAATGCTTGACCAACAGGCGCTTCAAAAGCAGAAGCTAAGTTTGCAAGTGTGCCACCCTTACCTGCTGTTGACATACCTCTTAGTCCACCTTGAATTAAAACATTAGTTAATAAATCCGCACCAGATGGTCTACCTAAGTTAGCAAGTCTCATAGCTGTTTCAGCATAACTTCTACCTGATGGTGATAATCCTGATGTTTCAAATATTTCGTTAATTTGTTCTTCTGTTGTGCCTGTTCTGTAATTAGTTCTAGGTTGAGCTAATTCCATAATACCTTCTTCAGCTTGTCCACCTTTTCTAAACATTGGTCTTTTTAAAGTTATACTCATTATGCAGATCCTCTTATTAATCTATAGATACCAGCTAATGTAGCACCTGTGCTTAATCCTGTTTGCAATGCACTTGGTGATGGCGTTGTCATAGTTCTCTCTGTACCAGGATATCCTGATATTAAAGGAACAATGCCTCTACCTAAAGTTTGCGCTGCTTCTAATGGTTGAAACGCTTGTCTTTGTGCAAGTTGTTGATCTGCTGTTAACAATTGTTGTTGTCTTGCTTGTTGCTGACCACCAAGTGTTGTTAAGCCTGCAATCTGTTGACCAACTAATGAAGGACTGGCTTGTGCTAAACCTAATTGACCAGCCGCTAATGCTCTTTGTTGATTAAAAGCTTGACCTGCTAAATTCTGTGCTTGTGTAAATCCCTGTCCTAATAATTGCGCTTGTAATGCTGCTCTATTTCTATCTGACTCTGCTTGAAAAACTGCTCTTTCAACTCCCTCTCGTCCACCACCAAAAGCCCCTGCAGAAATTGCTCTTGCTGATAACGCTGGTAAACCTCTTGCAGCTTGTGCATCAAACTCTGCAAGTGTTGTATCAATAACATCTTGTTGAAAAGGTGACATGTAAGATTGATAAGCTGTAGGACTTACTAAATCTTTTGCTGCTGTTTCTCTTGCGGCAGCTTCAGTTAAGAAAGGTTGAAAGCCGCCAAGACCAGAAGCTAAACCTTCTGCTTGTGTAGTTAATGTTCCAGGTCCAGCAATAAACTGTCGACCCATAATTTGAGATAGATCTTGACCTTTAAAATCACCAACTGCTTTTGTTAAATCATCTAAATATGTTTTGCCGGCTGCTTCTATAAATTCAGGTGGTAATTGTCTTACCTGTTGCACTTCTGCCATTATACTCTTCCTCCTGCCTCTAAAGTTTTCATCATGTTATACATACGTTCAGCGCCTTTGTTAACGTCACCATCACCCATGCCTCTTACTGCATCGGCTGTAAATACAAATTCGTTGTTTGATAACATCGCTGGGATATCATCTTCTTTTTCTTTTATACCAACTGGAGGTATAAATCCACCAGTTTCTCTAAGATCTAATTCTTTTACACCCTTTGGATTTTGTCTTACAGGTAGCCCCTCGATGCCCGCTGCTTGCATGGCGTTATCACTAGCTGTGTCCCCACCAGCAGCATATCCACCTCTGCCTTGGTTATATTCTGTAATTTGTGACTCTACAAATTGAGCTACCTTTTCTGGTTGATTACGTAACTCAGGATTTAAATTTGTATAGTATTGAGTTAAATAAGATTTTAATGCCCCCTTGTCCCTAGTAATAGCTTCAACTTCTTCTTCAGATTTACCTGCAAAAGCTCCACCAAATAATGCACCTGCAGCACCTATGGCTAGACTTTTAGCTGCCTTACCTGTTAAAAAATCAGGCATGGCTAACTTGGGTAAACCAAAAGAACCCGTTGCTAATCCATATCCACCTAATCCAAGAAGTGCTAATTTACCAGCATCAGATGATATAATATCTCCTATGCCTCTAGTAACTTTTTTAACAGTTTTTTTAACTGCTTTGGCTACTTTACCTAAAAAGAATTTATCTCTAGGCACTACATCCATAATGCCACCGCCCATATATAATTGTCTTTTCATTTGTCCTCTAGATATTGTCATAATTTAGCTAAGTTGTTAAGGCAGGCGTAAAATCCTGTATCTTCCAATCTACTTGGTTTTACCAAATAAATCAAGGCTTGGCATAATGACTTTAATATCTCTACGTATATCTGCTTCCGGCACTCCTTTTGCCTTCCATTCTTCGTCATTTTTATACACTTCGCCTGTTTTTAGATTAGATATTGTTTCTATAATCTCTTTTGGTTTTATTACTTCCATTACGTTGTTACCTCTCTTGGCTGTATTTCTAATATAGAAGCTATAACATGTAATTCGTTAGCGTCACTAGCCTGTACTTTTAGTATCTCACTCTCTTCCATAACAAGAGGTTGAGTCAAAAGTTCTACCGTTGTATTAGAAGATATAGCTTTTGTTTTAAATAAGCTGAATATAGCACCACTAGAATTAACTAACGTTACTGTTAAATTAGCTCCTGATCCAGCATCTTCAGAAACTAATATAGATTTTATAACTGTTGTTGTTGCCGTTGGCACTGTATACAAAGTTGTATTGTCTGTTGTAGTTAAGTCTACTTTTTTATTTTTAAAACTATTAGCCATTAATTTAAAAAGAAGTTTTGTGCATCAACTTCATCCTTTAGTTCTTGTTGGTACGTTGTATTTAATTTTTGCACAATGGCATCAAGATCTCTAACCTGTGCATCAGCAACATCTTGTCTATATGTAGGTGCTGGTCTTGTTAATATCTGCACTATCTTTGCCATTATCTTCTTCCATCCGGTTGTATATCTAATCTAAAACCACCAAGCTTCCAATTTTGTGATGAACCTGTGTTTGCAACTTTTAAAGACACAGCTCTTGCTCTAGCTCTTGTATCTACTTTGGTTGTAGATGATGTAACTGTAAAAGGACCAAGAGGTGAACTCGCTTGACTGCTATTAGAAAAGTTTCTTAAATTTAATGTAATTTGTGTGTTACCTGTTTGAGATAAAAAGTCAGGTATAAATCTTCGTATTTTTGCAAACACTTCACCATCACCACCTTGACTTATATCAAAATCTCCTGACTCTATATTTGCAGCTACTGTTGTTACTGCTGTAGCTGTAACTTGATCTGTGCCAGTTTCATGTTCATAATATATTGTACAACCATCAGTATTACCAACAACATCGTAAGAGGCATTTGAATCGGCATCGTAATCAGTTGCATGTGGTTTACCAAACACAGAAGAATCTTGCCATGTTGTTCTATCTAATGTTCCCGTTGTCCATATAGGTCTTTGAGGTGTGGACTCTTGGTAATTATAAGTTACAACTCTATCTACAACTGTAGAGTTCTCTGTGCAGTAAAACCAATTAATCTCACCAAACAAATTATTTAATCCTGCGTTAATTAATTGTGATGCTGTTGTATTTAAATTATTATAAACAAAATCTTCTACCAAACATGGTAACGTTTGAAGAGCACCAGCATATTTAAAGAAACCATTTTCTGACATCCAGTACGCAGCACCATCAACTTCAACGGCTGCATTCTGTCCTATCAATCCACAGTTAGTACCTACTTGTGTAAAACCAAAAGTAAAAGGCGGACCGATAAAACGCATTGTAAATAACGCAGTGTCAGTCCAAACATAAATTGCATCTCTACCTCTAACAGCTCCTACAATTCTAGAACCATCCGCAAGTCTTTGTGTACCTGCTGTGTTGGTTGCTGTAGGTGTGTAAGTGTTA